AGCAGTCATCACAACATCATTTGAGGAGGTTTTTGAACCATAAATGGCAATCCCTACCGCAGAGCTTCAGTCATTATCTAATAAATCAATAATAGAGTTGTATTCAATAACTCTTGTTTCTGCATTGCATGGTTCAACAAATGTAAGCCGCTTTCATTCTGGTGTAGGTATGAACAGCAACACTTCAATAATATGGCAAGGTAACACTTATGCAAAGTTTCCAGTTATTGCTGAAGGGTTTGAATACACAGGAAAAGGAACTTTGCCAAGACCTACCCTGACAGTCTCCAATATTCTTGGAACTATTACGACATTGATGGCAACAGCAAACGCTACAACGCCATTCAATGACTTGCAGGGAGCAAAATTCATACGTCACAGGACAATGGCACAATTTTTAGACGCTGCAAACTTTCCTTCAAATCAAAATCCATTCGGTACACCATCAAGCACAACAGAATTACCACAGGAAATTTATTTTATAGATAGAAAAGTTGTAGAAAACAGAGAAATCGTACAGTTTGAGTTGGCTAGTGTTCTTGATTTAAATAATATTCGTTGTCCTAAATTACAAGTAACTAGAAAAGATTTCCCCTTTGTTGGTACTTTTGTAAACGCATGAACTGGAAAGAGCAAGCTGTTATACACGCTGATAAAGAAGCTCCAAACGAGTCTTGCGGGTTGTTGGCTATTATCAAAGGCAAAGAAAGTTATTGGCCTTGTAAAAACCTTTCAGAGTCACCAGATGAGTTTTTTGTTATAGATCCAGACAATTGGGCAGATTGTGAAGATGAAGGAGAACTTATTGGAATAATTCATTCTCATGCTTATGGTTCTGCCTTGCCATCTGAAGCAGATAAAGCATCTTGTGAGCATCTTGGTTTACCTTTTTATATCTACAGTGTTGAGCATAAAGATTGGCATTGTTTTAAACCTAGTGGATATAAGTCTGGGCTTTTTGGTAGGACTTGGATCTGGGGAAAACATGATTGCTGGTCACTAATTACGGACTATTTTTTGAGTAAAAAACAAATAAATTTAAAATTTTGGGAAAGACCAAAAAGTATAAAAACTTTCTGCGAAAATCCATATTTTGAAAAAGTTTTAACTGGTTCTGGATTTAAAGAAGTTTCCAAAGATAATATTATTAATGATGATGTTTTATTGATGCAAGGCCCAGATGAAAAACTAAATCATGTTGCTTTATATATTGGAGATCAAACAATATTGCATCACAACATTAGACAGTTGAGTTGTAGAGAATTATATGATTTAAGATATATAGAGGCCACAAAAAAGGTTTATAGATATGAAGCTTAAAAAAATAAAAGTTTATGGCAGATTAAGAAAGTTTCTGGGACAGTCGTATTTTGAAGCGGCTGTTGCAAGTCCTAAACAAGCATTTCATTTTTTAATAGCAAATTTTCCAGAAGTTGAAAAACATATGATGAATCAGTTTTACAAGATTAAAATGGGTGGTATGGATATTACAGAAGATTTGTTAAGTTTACAAAGTGATGAAGATATACAGATAATCCCTGTTGCTATAGGTGCAAAAGGAGTAGTTCTAGGTGGATTATTAACGGCTGGTGGTTCTGCTGTAGGAGCTACATTACTTGGAAGCACATTATTAGCAACAACAGTTTCTACAGCTTTAACAGTAGTTGGAACAAATATGTTAATAAACGAAGCCTCAAATCTTCTTATGCCTCCACAAGATATTTCAAGCGGTGTTATGGCTGATAGCTTTTCACAAAATGATCCCACGTTTCAGTCTTTTGGTTTTGGGTCGATTTCTAACGTTGCGAGGGCTGGTGTTCCTGTTCCTATAATATATGGAGAAGTTTTTACAGGTTCAGTTGTAATCAGTTCTGGTATTGATACTGTGCAAGTGGAGGGAACAACCTAATGCCACAAGCAACTGGTTTTGGAAATGTCAGTGATTTTAAAGAGCTTTTTGGAATCCCAAATCCTGATCTTCCTAATGATGCACTGCAATCAAAGCAGTTTCAAACTCTGATTGAGTTACTAGGATCAGGAGAGATAGAGGGCTTTCCAAGTGCTACAGGTAGCAAAGGATCAACTGAATATAACACCTCATCTTTAAAGGACGTATTTCTTAACGGCACTCAGGTTTTACAACAAGCCGCTGGCACAAGTCCAAATGATGAGGATTTTAACTTTCGCAATATTTCTTTTGAGCCTAGATTTGGTACTTCAGACCAAACAGCTATTGCTGGTATATCGGAAACAGAATCAGAAACTAGTGTAGGTGTAACAGTAACACAGTCAACACCAGTTTCAAGATCAATTACTAATACAAATATTGATGCTGTAAGAGTTACTATTGGTTTTCTTGCATTGCAAAAATTTGAAGATAATGGCGATATAAATGGTGCTGAAGTTGCTCTTACAATTCAAACTATAGAAAACGATGGTACAACCACAACAGTTATAACTGATACTGTAAAAGGAAGGACTGCAAGCACATATTTTAGGGATTATAAAATTAATCTTCCATCTGGCACTAGCTTTCCTGTCACTATTAGAGTAAATAGAACTACAGCGGACAGCACAGAAACAACGCTGCAAAATAGTTTTCAATGGTCATCTTTTACAGAAATAATTAATGAATCAAGAGCTTATTCAGATTTTGCTCATGTTGCTTTACGTTTTGATGCTGAAACCTTTCCAACTCAGCCAAGACGTATGTATAGGGTTAAGGGAACAAAAATTAAAATACCTCATAACGGAACTGTCAGGGCTGATGGTTCTATAAGCTATAGCGGTACATTTAATGGAACTTTTAAAACAGATAAAGAATATTCAAATGATCCAGCTTGGATTTTATATGATTTGCTTACTACGTCAAAAGGTTTTGGAGATCATATTGCAGAATCTTCTTTAGATGTTTTTAGCTTTTTTTCTGCTAGTCAATATGCAAGTGAGCAAGTAGATGATGGGGCTGGTGGTACGGAGGCCAGATTTTCTTGTAATGTGGTTCTTAATTCTCAAAGGGCTGCATACGATACCATCAATAATCTTGCTTCTGTTATGAGAGCAATGCCATTTTATTCGGCAGGGGCAGTTAATATAAGCTGTGATAAACCAACAGATGCAAGTTATATCTACAATTTAAGCAATGTTTCTGAAGCTGGTTTTTCTTATTCAAGTGCAAGTAAAGACACTAAATTTACTGTTGTTAATGTTTCTTACTTTGATAATGAGACTCAAGAAATAGATTATGAGACTGTAGAGGATGCTGCATTACAGGCAAAATATGGCATAGTGACAAAAAATTTAAGTGGCTTTGCCTGTACATCAAGAGGTCAAGCGGCAAGGCTCGGACGCTGGTTTTTATATACACAAAACAATGAAGCGGAAACAGTTACATTCACAGCATCATTAGAAAGCGGAACAATAGTCAGAGTTGGAACTGTGATTAATATTGCTGACCCTATGAGGGCAGGGGTTAGAAGAGGAGGACGTATTAAAACAGGTGTATCTACAACACAAATTGTTGTTGACGATCAAAACAATACAGATTTAGCATCTACAAATTCAGCAACTTTATCTGTAATTTTATCTGACGGCTCTTTAGAAACTAAGACAATCAGCAGCGTATCAGGAGCAACTATTACTGTAGATTCTGCATTTAGTTCAGTTCCACAAACAAACAGCGTTTGGGTTATAGAAAATACATCTGTTGAACTTCAAACTTTTAGAGTCGTATCTGTTACAGAGCAAGCATTGTTAAATTATCAAATAGTTGCAATAGTTCATGACCCAAATAAATATGCTTTTGTGGAAGATGGCACAGCGTTGCCTGCAAGAACAATAACAACTCTAACTCCATTAAAAGCATCACCAAGCAGTTTGCAGGGAACAGAGCAAATAGTTGTTTTAAATAATAGGGCTGTAAGTAAATTATTTATCCAATGGCAACCTGTAAGCGGTGTCACTGAATACATGGTTCAATATAGATTTAAAAATGAGAATTTTATTTCTGAACGAATTACTAGATCAGATTTTACAATTTTTGAAACTTTAGATGGCACTTATGAAGTAAGAGTATTTAGTTATAACGCATTAGGCAAGCCAAGCACAAATCCAGCAACAACTACATTTACAACTGTTGGAAAAACTGCTTTGCCAGAAAATGTACAAAATTTAAGAATAGAACCTTTATCAGATCAATTTGTGCGACTACGTTTTGATAAATCTACAGATGTTGACGTTATTCATGGAGGTAACGTGGTTATCAGAAGTTCCAATCTTATAACAGGAGCAACTTTTTCAAATGCTGTTGATGTCTTACCAGAACTTTCTGGCAACGTCAGTGAGTCGATTGTGCCAAATATTGTAAATGGAACTTATCTTCTTGCTTTCCGAGACGATGGAGGACGACTTAGTGCAAACGCTGCTTCAATACCTCTAATAAATACTAAACCTAATACTCTACCAAAGTTGACAGTTTTAACTGACAGAGAAGATTCAGATAGCCCACCATTCCAAGGCACAAAAGTTGATTGTAGTTTTGATGCTTCAGTAAATGGTTTAATTTTAGGTGGAAGCATATTATTAGATGCTATAACTGATTTTGACCAGATATCAGATTTTGATAATCTAGGAACTGTCACTGCAACTTCTGGTACATATTCTTTTGCTAATACTTTAGATTTAGGTGGTAAGCAGCCTTTAACATTGCTTAGACATTTTGTTACTCAAGGTTTCTACCCAAATGATCTGATCGATAAAAGAACTGCAAATATCGATACATGGACTGACTTTGATGGTGCTACTGCTGTAGACGTAGGGGCAAAATTATTAGTAGCAACAACGGATTCTGATCCTGATACCTCTACTGCTGGTACTTATGCAATATCAGGTACAACAATTACAATTACGAAATCTTCTCATGGTTATTCTGTCGGTAGTTTTGTTACTGTTGACTTTACTTCTGGAACAGGTGTTGATGGTGATTACGAAATACAAAGCGTTACAACAAATAATTTTACTTTAACTTCTGCAACTTCTTTAACCACAAGTGGTAATTGTACATTCAGTGCTGAATTTAGTCAGTTTAATCCTTTTGTTAATGGTACATATGTTGCTAGAGGATTTAAATTTAGATGTGATATGGATTCAAACGACCCTGCACAATCTATAGAAATAGATCAATTAGGTTATACAGCAGAATTAGAAAGTAGAACAGAAACAAGCCTCGGTAATGCAGGCGCATCTACTGGTGGATTTATCGCATCAGGCACTTCCACAAAGTCAGTAGTTTTTTCTGATAGCTTCTTCACAGGCCAGTCAGGTACTAGCATTGCAGCAAATTCTGTTTTACCATCAATCGGTATAACAATAGAAAATGCACAGTCAGGTGATTTCTTTGCGTTATCATCTATTAGTTCTACAGGTTTTGATATAGATATTAAGAATGGATCAAGTCATGTTAATAGAAATTTCAAATATGCTGCTACAGGATTCGGGCGTGGTAGTTAATTTTAAAGTAAGATATAGTTAAAGAAAATTTTGGATTAAGTAAATGAGTCAAAATGATATGACCATTGACAATTCTACAGGGGCGAACGTCCGTGCAGATATTAATAGTGCGTTACAAGCAATAGCAACAAATAATTCTGGATCTTCAGCACCGAGTACAAATTACGCAAGCCAATATTTTGCTAATACCACCTCAGGAATTATGCAGCTAAGAAATACTTCTAATAATGCTCACATAAATTTATTTAGTCTTGCTGGCGGGCCAGCGTTTGCAGTTGATGGAACGATAAATTCTGTAAATATTGGTAAAGGAGCAAACTCTGTTGCTGGTAACACTGTTCTTGGAGAAAGTGCTTTAGATGCTTCTGTTTCTGGTGGAAATAATACTGCGATTGGAAATTCAGCATTAACAGCTTTAACCTCTGGTGCAGATAATGTTGCCGTTGGACATGATGCTTTAGAATCTTTGACTACTGGTTCTGGAAATACGGCAATGGGAGATAGGGCTATGGAGACACATAGCACAGGAAGTAGTAATACTGGAATAGGACAACAAGCGTTAGCTTCAAACACAACAGCTTCCAGTAATACTGCTGTGGGTATGCAGTCTTTATTTTCTAATAGTACTGGAGCTTCTAATGTAGCTGTCGGTAAGGATGCTCTTAGGGCTAATACAACCGCTAGTAATAATACAGCAGTAGGTACTGATGCCTTAACAGCAAACACAACTGGAACTAGAAATATTGCTGTAGGAAGTAATGCCTTATTATCAAACACAACTGGATTTGATAATGTTGCCGTTGGTTCTAGCTCATTTGATGCCAACACAACTGGAACTAATAGTGTTGCCGTTGGTTCGTTTAGTCTTGGAGCAAATACTACTGGAGGAAGTAATGTTGCAGTTGGATATAGTGCTTTAAATGCAAATACCACGGCTTCAAACAACACAGCCATTGGGTTTAATTCCTTACTAGCAAACACAACTGGATCATCAAACGTAGCGGTAGGTGCTAATGCTCTTGATGCTAATACTACAGGAAACAGAAATACTGCATTAGGTCTTTCTTCTCTGGGTGCTAATACTACAGGTGCAAGTAACACAGCAGTAGGCAATGAATGTTTACCTAAAAATACTACTGGAGGTGACAATGTTTCAGTAGGTGATAAAGCTATGCTTGAAAACTTGACTGGAGATGATAACACAGCACTTGGAAGAGAAGCATTAATGAGTAATACAACCGCTGACAAAAATACAGCAGTTGGTTATCATGCTATGAGAACAAACACAACTGGAACTCACAACACTGCTGTAGGTGCTAACTCATTAGACTCTAATACAACAGCCAGTAATAACCATGCTTTTGGTTCACAATCTCTGCAAGCAAATACAACTGGAGCAGATAATACTGCTTGCGGTAAAGCAACTTTAGAAAATAATACTACTGGTGAAGGCAATACAGCCGTTGGTAAAGATGCATTAGAAGCTAATACCACAGCATCAAATAACACTGCTGTGGGTAAAAATGCATTAACAGCAAACACAACTGGAGTTTCAAACTCAGCAGTAGGAGCTAGTTCTTTAGATGCTAATACTACAGGTCTTGCTAATACTGCTGTAGGTAAAGATTCTTTATCTGCAAATACAACGGCAAGTTATAACTCTGCTCTAGGTGTTGAAGCTTTAAGAGATAATACAACTGGAGCTAACAACACAGGTATTGGATTTGCAGCTTTAAAGGTAAACACAACTGGTAGTTTTAATACGGCAGTAGGAAACGATGCATTAATAGCAAACACAACTGGACAACTAAATGATGCGTTTGGTTATAACGCTTTAGGATCAAACACTACAGGAAGTGATAACACAGCGATAGCTGCTGGTGCTTTAGATACTAATACAACTGGAAGTAATAATGCGGCTGTTGGTAGATTAGCTTTAACAGCAGTTACTACTGGAGATCAAAATACAGCTATAGGTAAAGATGCTGGTAAAGGCTGTACTACAGGTAGCAATAATACTTTTCTTGGTCATAATTCGGGAAGTGCAGGAGTAGGTAACGTTCAATCTGGCAGTAATAATGTGTGTATTGGTGATAATAATGTGACAGATGCTTTTATAAAAGTTAGCTTTACAACAGGTTCAGATAGAAGAGATAAAACAGATATTACTGATTTTACTTTTGGATTATCATGGATAAATAAATTAAATCCAGTTACTTATCGTTGGGATAATAGAAGTAATTATGAAAACGGTATTCCAGACGGAAGCAAAAAAACATCAAGGCTAAATATAGGATTAATTGCACAAGATGAACTTGAAGTTGAAAAAGAACATGGATTTGGAGATAGTGCAGATAATATGCTTATTACTCATATAGATAATGGCGGTAATTATGGTATGCAATACGATAAATTAGTTCCTGTTCTTGTTAATGCAATAAAAGAACTATCAGCAAAAGTCACAGCCCTCGAAGCAGGGTAAACTGTAAACAACTACTTTTTATCATGGAAGAAAAAACCTCAGATGAAATCGCAGCAATCTTCTCTGCTGCTGGTGATAGCGTGACTGTCATCAACACCGCCAAAACATCAGATGAAACTGATGATGAATACAAAGATAAGATGAAAAGAAACGTAGAGCATCTTGAAATTATCAAGGCTTACAAAAAGACTGATGGAACGACTTCTATCTGGGGATCTGAATCTTTTACTGCTATTGATAAAGCTATAGTAGACGGTAAAAAAGTTTACGAATAAATGAATTTAAAAGAAAAATTACAGCAATTAGCTGTTGAAAGAGAGCAGCTTGTTGTTGCTCTACACGAGCTAACTGGTGCAATGAAGATTCTTCAGCAACAGATAGACGATGAAAACAAAGAGGACGAACCAG